TTCCTTCTTCTTCGCGGCCTTGCGGACGCGGCGGCGGTATTCGCGCCAGTACTTGGCACGCGGGTGGGTGCTGCTCAGTTGGTTGCGGGCGGCCATCAGGGTGCCTTTTGGACTTCGATGTCGGCCTGCGGGTCGATGGACAGTCCGATCGCCAGCAGGTTCCTGCCGCCGGGTCCGCCGCCGAACTTGAGCGGATGCACGCCGACCACGGGATACGTCAGCAGCTTCTCGGTCTGATCGTCAAAGAACACCACGTTCACGTCGCCCTGCAGCGAGAGCGCGGCCCGCAGGTTGTCGATGAGCTGGGACGCTTTCATGCCCGCACTGTGAACATGTCAGGCCGGCGCGCAAGGACTATTCAGAGGGCGACGGGTGGGCTTGACGGGCGCATCGTCCTTCTGGATGGCCACGCTGATGCCGCGGTACACCCGCCGGCCCTGTGCGTCTTGCAGGCGCAGGTTGCGCGGTCGACCGTCGGTCTCCAGGCACGCCCACGCCTGTCTGGGCATCGTGAACACTGAATCGGCCGGCGTCGCTCGGTTCTGCATGATCATCGCGTTCAGGATCTGGATGATCGGGAACTGCGACTGGTAATCACAGCACGCCATGGTGCGGCCAGCGGTCATCAGGGTGATCATCATGATGTGGTGCTGTCAGATGGAGTCGAACCACCAACCCGCGGTTGGTTTACGATACCGCCGCTCTGCCGGTTGAGCTATGACAGCGTGGTCTGTCGACGACGATCCCCGCCTACCCTTGGGAAAGAACAACCCCCACGGCCTGACAGCACCGTGGGGGCGTTCGCGCGCGTTTGGTTGCAGCGGTGGGAGTCGCACCCACTTTCTCCTGGTTATGAGCCAGGCGTCTTACTGGTTGACTTCGCTGCGGTGACCGGGAAAGAACGTGCCTGGAGTAGCGGTGGCGCGCAGGCTGGCCACAGGAGACTGGAGTGTGGGGCGTGAACACCCGGTGTCAAGTGGGATTGGACAGGGCTGGAATCGAACCAGCGGTGTTACTCGTAAGAGAGCGGATTTACAGTCCGCCGCGGCACAACCAGCAGCGCGCCTCCTGTCCGTGTGGTACCCAGCCTGGGAGTCGAACCCAGAAGCTCTCCGTTCTGAGCGGAGCGAGTTTGCCAGTTCCTCTAGCCGGGCACGATCGATGGCGGAAGCCGGACGAGTTCAACGCCAGTCCCCGAGAGGACCGCACCCGCTAGCAACGGGGCTCGACGGCTTGTCGATTCAGCTTCCTGGCGGAATGCGGAGGATTCGAACCCCTGTCCCGAAGGACTCACCGGTTTTCGAGACCGGGGCCACCACCAGCGGTGACTACGCCATTCCTAGAAGTCGGCTCAATCGGTATCGACCCGAGAGCGGACTAGATGAGGAGGTGAGCGTGTGGCGCATGACAGGACTCTGGCGAGATTCAGAAAAAATCAAGGGCGGGACGAGGGTGGGGAGATTTTGAAAAATGGGGGAGGGGCCCGGCGGCGGCTGGCGTTTCGATTCCCCGGGGTCGATCCTGGCGAGAGGGGGCGGGTGCGGGATCTCCCACCGCGTGCCCCCTGCAGGGCCTGGGCGCGCCGGCGCCACCGCCACTGTGCGCACCACAGCAGCGCGTGCGCCAGCCTGTCAGCACTGACGCGACGATGAACCATAAGATATATTATCAGACATTGCTACTGACCGTCCTGGCGGACAGTCTCGGACTGACCGTCAGTGGGTACACTGTCCGCTTTCGGTTGCAGTCCATCAGTGGGTAGCCCAGTGCTGACGATGATCGGTCCGCCCGCGGCTCCAGTGTGCTCGATGCGTGCATGATCGCCGTAGATTCGCGGTGCAATCTTGCTTGCGCGCCAGCGATAGTGGTGCGCCAGTTCGCGCGCCTTCGATAGCTCGAACGCATCGCGTGATCCCGCAAGCAGCAGCTCACACCGTTCATCCCACACGATTGCAGCCTCTGAGCGACACTCGCGCATGCGTGCGGATCTGCCAGGGTCAGCAAGTATCCAGTGCAATAGCTGACTGAGGTCAATCTTTAGCAGTTCAGCGTACTGGATCAGCGTCGAGCCATTCAGCAGCACGTCGCACACGCCCTCAATGCCCACAGCGTCGAGCTTGCTGTTTGCATCGTCCTGCGACGTTCTGAAGCGCCTGGCGGGCTGCACCGTGAGCTTGCGCCGACCGTTCGGCTTGGCACTGACAGTCATGTGTCCAGTCATGCGGACCAAGCCTAACCCATTGCCCCCAGCGCGTCAACGCATGCCAGCACATGGTGACAATTTTTGTCACCGATCACACAGCGCTCCGTAAGTATAGTCTATGACAATACTTGTCACTTGAGACTGCGGAACTTGTCACTTGAGACTGCGGAATATCGCGATAGCATCAGCGACGACAGTGCGCGCGAGGTTGGGGATCAATAAGTGTACTCGCACGTACTTATTTACTATACACCGTCATACTTCCACTGTGCGCGCTGCCTGCGCAGCTTGCTTGCGGCTGTCCAGTCTCGCGGGGCCGAGACTGACCAGCTCGCTGTATTGGACAGTCAACGTTGAACAACGATAATCACTGTTTTTACCGTGGTTTCTACTGATTTGACTGATTGTGTTTGACAGACACCGCTCTGTGTTGTACTCGTGCCGCAGGCATTCGTCATTCACCCACACCGATCCCGAAAGGATCTACCATGATTCACCTCTCCCCCCTCGGCGCCAACCTGACTCAAGTATAGCTCAACGGCGCCAACCTGATATTCAGCTACAAGACTCTGGTTGCGCTGGAGACTCGCAACGGTGACCGCTTTCAGACGTCGCAGAAGTACAGCAACACGACGACTAAGCATATCACTGTCGCTGGCTACAAGAGCGCGCAGAAGGTCGACCAGAGCACCCTGGAAGCCATGGCGGCCGGCATCACGGAGAGCGCATGACCCTCCGCGCCACCCTCCTGCTGATCGAAGTGATCAGCGCTAACGGTTTCGAGATAGCCCCTCCCCCCTCTCTCTCCCTGGAAGGATAGACCGTGAACCTCCCCGTCACACTCCCCGAACCTGAGACAGCGCCGGCCGCGCCGGTTGTCTCTGAGCGCAAGCTTGCTGGACTGGCCAAGGCGCGCGCCGCGCTGGAAGCCCGTAGAGCGGCCGACAAGGCCGCCGGCATCGTCAGACCCCGCGCAGTGTCAAAGCCCGTCAGCGAGGCTCCTGCGGCCCCTGCTGTCGTCCCTGATGCTGCGCCTGTCGTCGCGGCTCCCGCCCTCGCTGTGCTGGACCCTCAGCTTGCGACGTTCGCTGGCCAGCTTCAAGCCATGCTCGGCCTGGCCGCCCGTCAGACGCGCGTGGACGACGTCAAGAGCATCCTCGCCGAACTGTGCCCCGCCCTAATTAATACCGTACACGCTGCTGTCTGCGCCAAGCCCGAACTGGTGAACGTGCGCAACGTCGCTGAGACTGCCGCGCGCCGTGCCACCGCTGACGAAGTCTCCAAGCACGTCCAGCCCCGCACCCTGGACGTCCGCATCCACGACAAGGTCCGGTCAGTGGACAGTCCGCATCCCAGTCTGCCCGAACTGTTGAAGCTGTCCCAGGCGATCCCCAACGTCTGGCTGTGCGGCCCCGCCGGCTCGGGCAAAACCACGCTCGCCCACCAGCTCGCCACTGCGCTCGGCCGTGACTTCGGTTTCCTGTCCTGCACTGCCGGCATGTCTGAATCTAAGCTACTCGGCCGTATGTCCGTCCACGGTGACTACCTCCGGTCAGACTTTGTCCGCATCTATGAGGAGGGCGGAGTGTTCCTGCTGGACGAGTTTGACGCTGCCGACGGCAACGTTGTGCTCGCCATCAATAGCGCACTCGCCAACGGCACCATGTCAGTCCCTGACAGAGTCTCGAATCAGAAAGCCAAGCGCCACGCGGATACGCTGATCATCGTCGCCACGAACACCTGGGGTCGCGGCTCAGACTCACAGTACACCGGCCGCGAAACGATCGACGCCGCCACGCGCGACCGCTTCACCCTGTCCAAGCTCTGGATCGACTACGCACACGGCATCGAAGCGCAGTGCCTGGGACACTTCGTCAAGCCGGAATCCGCCGTGAAACCGTTCAATGCGCCGTCAGTCTCGAACCTCGGCGCCGCGTTCGCTGTCATCCGCTCCAACATCTCCAAGCACAACTTGCGGCGCATCCTGTCCACGCGCGCCTACGCGCAGGCTGCTGCACTGCGCGCCATCGGACTGTCGGACCGTGACATCCTGTCGCGCTACTTCATCGATTGGTCAGAGACTGAGCGCACGAAAGCCTTGGAAGGGGTTGCGTGACGCCATGGCAAAGACTCACACCCCCGGCCCTATCGACGCTGACGTCCACGAGTCAGTCCGCGGACTGCGCGACCTGTCCGAACGTCACGAAATCCGCAAGCCGGACGGCAGCCTGGACAAACTCCTGTACACCGTGAGCCGCGACAATTTCCTGTCGCTGTCTCCCGCGTGCGAGGGGCGCGGTTCCGCGCGCTCAAACAAAGCCTGGGTCTTCGGCTCACCGGGCAGCGCGTCCGCTCTGATCCAATCACTGACCGGCGGACAGCCAACCGCGTCAGTGTGGGCAGCGTACCAGCGCATCAAAGCGTCCGCGCGGTTTGACGAGGTAGCGGACGCGACCATCCAGCGGCGCCGCCGCCGTGTCTTCTCTGACAACGGTTGCGAAGCGGATGGCGCACGCTGGCTCGCTGGCGATCCTGAGCACTGGGCATCCATGCGGCGCGTCGGCCGCGTCCAGTCTATCACCCTTGGCATGCAACTCGGCCTGTCGTGCGGCAATGGCGAGGATGACTTCGCCGAAAACACTGCAACGTGCGTCGTCCTGGCGGAATCTCTGATCAGTGCTGGATACGCTGTCAGACTGGTAGTCATGAACACGTCGTACAACCTGATCAGCGGCGCGTCTGAGACAGGCTGGATCGTCAACGCTGTAGACTTTGGCCAGCCCATCGACGAGGCGGCCATCCTGTCATGGGGAACCCCGGGCGTGTGCCGCTGGCACGCTTTCGAATACGCACACGCCTTGTTTAGCGGGGACGGTCGTGTGTCGTCCACGTACGGATACTGCTACGAAACGTCCGCCGCCATGCTCAAGCTTGCCGGCATCGACCTACTGGTTGCCAAGCAATGGGACAAAGAGAAGGGCGAGCAGAAAGACTACCTCTCCCGCCTGCGCGACAAAGCTGCCGCCATCATCGCCAGCGGGGAGAGCAACGGGGGTGCGCCATGACGGGCACCCCCCTGCGCGTCGGCGCCTATTACCTGCCGCGCGGGGGGCAAGAGACCCTGCGCGAATACGCCAGCGGCAGCGCTGTGGGTCCGATCAGAAAAATGGAGTGCCCATCGGCCGGCTATGAGTACAGCGATGGACTAACGACGCGGCTGCCGTCCGGCGCATACATCTCCGGCGAGACCTCGGCGCGCGACCTTGTACTGGAATGCACGGCCGATGGCGTCCCTCTGATCGGCACTGAGACCCCCGCCGCGTACGAGGGCGGATGCTCATGGCTCCGCGGCCTGGCCAAGCCTGCGCCTTTCGCTTTCGTCGCTGGCCAGTTCTACAGACTGCGCAACGGCGGCTGTACCGGCCCCATGATGCGCTCCCCTGACGACACCTACTGGTGTGACCCTGAGCACAAAAACGCGCACGGTGCGCCATGGGAATACCGGGACGATGGCACGACAGAGCCTGCGGAGTTCAACGTCGTCGGCCTGGCCGATGCTGACCAGAAATCGGCAAACCCCGCCCTAAAAGCGGAAATGATTCCGGAAATCCGTGGCGCCTGGATCCCCAAAGGGGAGGCGCTCACAGTCGCGTCAGTCACCAGCGCGTTCCAGTCTATGCTCCTGCGCCGCCAGCGGCTGTCTGATTCTGGCGAGCTGCGGTACTCTGATCAGTCCGCGCCTGCCGCTGTCGCGGTACTCGATCCGCCCATCGGTGATCCATTCACCTGTGAATTGCGCGTCGGGGACATTGTCGAACACAAGTGGAACGGAGCGCCATCGGGCTATCCGGGCCAGTATCCGATCACCGAGATATCATCAAATCCGTTCGTCGTCTGGTTCGATACGTCGTCTGACAGACGCGGGCGCGGCATCATGTGCAATACCAAACGGGCATTTTTCAAGTACATCCGTCGTCCAAACCCTGCCGGCTGATTCACGGTACACGCGGCACGCGACACGTCCGCAGGCTATTCCGGCTAGCCGATCCTTTCCCGCTCACTGCAAAGCGGTACACGTGTCGAGCAGATGGCAGGGCGGAACAGACGCCCACGAAGAACCCCCGACGCAAGCCGGGGGTGATTCGTTTGAGGGTGCGCCCCGGTTCTATCCGCGGCGGCTAACCGGCGGTGGCGAACGCGCGCGGCTGACAGGTATCTACCGTGTTCACAGCGACTGTCAACAGTCCGTCAGTCCGGCACCCATATCAGTCTGCTGATGACTTTGACGGACGGCGCACCGTTCTCCAGCCAGCGCACCTGGATCGTCGCGTCGCGCTTGGTCCGGTCGACCTGCTGACAGATATTGTGCAGAGTGATCCAGAGTTCCTGACCGAATCTGTTCATCGCGTCGGGGTCCGCGAACTTGCGCCGTTCCTTTTGTCCTGCGCCGGCACCGAACCGGGCCGGGTAACCGCGCATGATGATGCCGACAGTCCAATGGGCTGCCATCTTCTCGGGCCGGTCGCCCTTTCTGATCACCATCTGGAACGGCTGATCTTTCTTCAGCGGAACGAATGCAGTCAGCGACATAGTTTCAGTCCTCAGTGTGAAAGATGATAGCCGTACAGGAATCCATGCAACTCACCCAGGCTTTCGCAGGCGTAGACCGCTTTGCCCCGGCGCGCGACCGTGTACCTGTCTCCGTCGACAGTGACCGTCAGCCGCTGTCTGATCGCCAGCGCCAGGCACGAATGCCAGACGATCGTGTCCGTGTCTTCGGCCTCGACAGTCACAGCTTCATCGCCAGGTCGTTGCAGAACCGCTCTTGATCACGGTGCGCTTTCGCGCGCTGCTGCAACAGTTCCCGTTCCTCGGGCAGTCCGGTCGCTGACCGCGGAATCTGACCATGTCCTGGCGGTCCAATCTCGCGCAGCCGCGCCTCGATCAGTCCGATCTCATGTCGGTGAATCGACGCGAAGTGCCGGAGCTCTTGCTTGTTGTGCGGCAGGCTCATGCGCCACCCCCACGGGCAGCCAGGGCAGCGACAAGGGCGGCGCGGGCCACTGGCATCCAGAAATTGACATCGCTGTCGGTGGCATCGTCCCACTCATAGTCCGCGCCCATGGCATTGAACATGGAAGCGGCAGCAGCGCTCACCATCTCATCACTGACCACCCCATGCCCATTCACGGCCTCAATGATGAGGGCGGCGTTGGCCTCATCATCAACAAACGGCCCGCTGAATTCCCGGCTATGACAATTGGCAACATATTTGCCATTGGCATCAACGACGAGATATGAATCGCTTTTCCACGGCCTCGGGCTCGGCTGGGAGGGAGTCATGGCTTGGCTCCTCGCGCTAGGGCTATCAGGGCCTCAGCGAATGCCAGCGGGGTAGCGCTTGCTGCCTTGCCGCTGATGGTGGGCTTGTTGCGCTCCTTACCGCGCTGGTCGTGGAAGCCTATTTGATGGGTGCCCACAGCTCTGCTCCAGTTCATGTCAGCCGGGGGATGGTTTCCGCAGTAGTACAGCCACGTGCGCTTATTCGCCCTGTGTCCATAGGCGCTCTGCCATACTTCGCACACCCATTCGCCGGGATATGCAGCACGCCAGCCGATTCCTTCCGGCTTCGGCAATAGATGCGGCATCCATGCCCTACTGTTTGCTGGATGCTCCAGCACGCCACCCCATTTCTTTATTGCGGTCAGCGCGCCCGTAAAGCATCCGCCATCATTCCCCGGACTGTTGTGCTCTCCCCCCCAGCGCTTGTAATTGATGGCAGCAAACGGCCCCCAGAGCTGGCACGGCGGATGCGCAACCACCGGCCACGGTCCAGCATAGGTCCGCGCATCCCGCTTCTCGTCCCACAGATCACAGCCGGGAATGGTGGAGTATATGCCCTTGGGATCGCAGAAGAGGATGGCAACACTCATTGCGGCCCCCGCAGACGGGCGAGGGCTTCCATCAGCGGTTTGCGATAATAGCCGGCCTGCGTGCCATTGTTCCAATCGGTGCCTCGGCTCAGTCCGTCTGCCGCCTCGCACACATCGAGCATGGCGAGGATGCGATCGGGGGAACAGGCAGCGATGAACTCTCGGTCGCCACTGGCGTATGTGTCGGCAATCAACTCCTGGCTACCATCGGGTAACGTCGCATAGATACGTCCGCCGCCATGGTCATAGCGGATTACCTGGCGCGGTAATTGCGTTGCCTTCTGCGCCAATTCGCGGAGCTGCTGGAGGTCGGTCATGGTTTCCCCGCCAGCAATGGGTGTACGTGGTAGCAGTCGAATCCGCATTCCATCTCTGTTGGCGACAGACAGTCGGCACAGTTGCAGCTACCGTCGTCTGAGCACGCCGTCGTCCTGCGCTCCTTGGTCAGCAGACCATGCTTGTCCGCGAGATCCTGAAGCTCGCCGCCGTCGATGATCCGGCAGTCCGGGAAATGCTTGAGGATCGCCTTGGCGAATCCGATGGGATCAGGTTCGTTCATGGCGCCCTCACGCCGTCCAGCGCCACCTTGGTGCGCAGCGGGATGCGCGTGCAGCGGAAGACCCATGGCCCGATGCTCGCGCCGCTGCTGAAGAATCCGATGGTCCCGGCGGCGCGGTGCTTCTCGGCTTCTGCGATGAACTTGTAGCGGTCGAAGCCATGCATGCCCAGCGTCACGTGCGCGCCGAACAGTTCGGTGTTGAACCCGTTGATGTCCATGAACGCGCGCTTCAGATCGTCGCTGGTCGGCACGTAGTCGAACGCGAGAACGACGGGCGAGAGCTGCCCCTGGCGCTCCATGGGGTCGGGGGACATGCCCGAATGGGGGAGCATGTGCATGGTGAACACGAAGATAGCCTGGTCGATGTCGCTCACGGTTGTTCCTCCTGCGAATAATCGGTGGTGTCGATAGGCTCCGGGTCCTGGCCTGCGGCGGCGTCTTTGCCGACCGGGTGCGTGATCTCGATGTCGGCGAACCGCGGCCTGGTGACCGGCGCTGGCGCGGGCTCGGGCGCTGGTTCAGCGACAGGCTGGACAGTCTCAGTCGGCGGCGTCAGTCGACTGTCGGGCGCCGGATAGTCCGACGGCGCGACGTGCGCTCGGACTTCCGCCCGCAGGCGCTCCAGGTGCGCGCGTCCGGCAGCCGACCGGCTGTACACCCAGCCCGCCGGGGTTCCACCTGCTGCGGCCGGGGTCCATCCGCTATCCATAGACACTCTCCACCGGCCGCAGGCGCCGGAACTCAGACGGCCACTGGATACCCGGGGCGGCGCCGGCGAACACCGCGGCGATGTCGGGTTGCTTCATGCCCTTGGTGCAGGCCATCCACTCGGCCAGTAGATCCTCGCCGTCCCAGGTGCGCATCTTGGCCCCCAGGCTGACGAGGTAGTCCCGGCGGCGGTCATCGATTGAGAGGGCGGGAGTAGCCTCGCTGCTCGCTGCTCGCTGCTCGTTATTAGATACTAGATGCTCGATGCTAGATGGTTGAACTTTCGTAGCTCTATTCGTTGATCCGTTCGTTGATCCGTTCGTTGATTGTTTCGTTGAACTTTCGCTGCCCATCCTCTTGTCGGCACTAGCCTTACCACTTCTGGATTTTGCCGTGTGGAATAGGGTCGCCTCATCCAGCAGCTCCTTGCCCATCTGGTAGCCGAGCTGGCCTTCAGTGTCGTGCTTGTAGGGGCATCGCTGAGAGCCGCGGAGACCCAGGCGGAAGCCCGCCAGCCACTGGGTATAGCCGTCCTCGCCGACCTGGTCGAGCACGGCACACATCTCATCGATGTTCAGACGGACTGTGAAGATGCGCTTCACGCGCCCACCGTCGATGCAAGATCAGCCTTCGCCAAAGCGGGAAGCCCCCCGGAGCACGGGTGCGAAGGCTGATCATGTATGGACATTGGGTCTCCGGTTCAGGCCGCTTCCCGACGGCTGCGTGGTTTCTACATTCGATTCCGCACGACGTCAATCGGTTCTTGCTCGCCCGCGCTTGGCGTTCTCCAGCTCAGCCCGCCGCCAGGCGATTTGAGCCGCCGTCTGTCCCGACCCTGCCTTGGGCACGGTCTCGTCATCAGATTCGATCTGAGCGGTCGGTGGCAGCCTGTAGACCCCCTCCGTCTCATGCATCCCCGGCGCCACGCGCTCAAGCTGCCCGTCCCTCAGCATCTCGTAGATCGTCCCGTGGACAGGCGCGATCTCAAAGTCCTTGAGCGACAGGTGGTCCCTGACGTAATTGACCAGCATCGGGCCGGTCGCCGGTCCATTGCCCACGCGGGCCAGGACGAGTTTCTGGACGGTTGGGTCGATCATATATCCACCTTCACCAGCTTATGCTCGCCCGGGTCGCGCTTGACCAGGCAGGCGAGTTCGTTCGTGGTCAGCTTGGACTTGCCGAACAGCTTGTCGGCCTGCGCCGGGCTGATCAGCTCGCGCGGCTCGACGTCGTCCTGGCTGATGCCTTTGGCGTTCGCCAGCCGGAACATCGCCATGCGGGCAGTCGTCTCGTCGGTCCAGGCGCGGTTCTTCTTGCCCTGCTCGACGTGATAGCCCGGGATCTGAAGCTGGCCCATGACGCACTCGTTCTCGATCAGGTCGCGGGCGCCTGCCAGCGTCGTGATCGCTTCCGCCAGGCGCTCCCACAGACGCGCTCTGTCGGCGGGGTCAGTCGCCTGCATGACGGCGATCGGGTCTCTGAGCACCGCCAGGTTCGCCGCGGACTCGTCGTGCGCCCGGCACGTCGTCCTGGCCTTGCAGTAGCGGCAGTGCGGGCCGGGGTTGAGCTGCGCGTCGTCCTTGAACGTCAGCGCGACGGCGGTCTTCAGCCGCAGTTCGATCGCCGCGAGCTCGTCAGCGTCCCACGTGACAGGCTCCGACTGTTCGGCCAGCGCGGGCTGACAGATGCCGGCTTCGACTGACTGCACGCCGAACATGCGCCACAGTCCGACAGCGTACGCCATGAGCTGGGGATTGTTCTTGGGCCAGCGCGTCGGGTGCGCGCCGAACTTCCAGTCGCGCAGCCAGGCTTTATGGCCTGGGATCACCAGGGCGTAGTCGACTGTGCCGGGGATGATGATGCCCATGGACGACAGGTCGACCTTGTGTTCTATCAGTTCGAGGAGCACGCCATTGCCGGCTCCGTGGCGCACTTCATCGATGGCTCCCATCGCTCGCGTTTCCTCGAAGCACATGAAGACCGGGTCGTTGGCGATGTCGATGCACGTTGCCTCTGTGCGTAATACCTTGGCGATCATGTCGTGCAGATCATGTCCGCGCTGACTGTCCGGGTTCGGCACGTCCGGTATGCCGGCCTCGGCGGCGCGCGACCCCGGGCAGGCGATGCGCATTTCGAGGCGGGAGGGGGAGTTTTGATCGTGGTCAGTCATGGTGTGCTCCCGCTCCCGCTCCAGCTCCCGCTCCCGCTCCCGCTCCAGCTCCCGCTCCCGCTCCCGCTCCAGCTCCCGCTCCCGCTCCTGCTCCCGCTCCCGCTCCTGCTCCCGCTCCCGCTCCCGCTCCAGCTCCCGCTCCAGCTCCCGCTCCCGCTCCCGCTCCCGCTCCTGCTCCCGCTCCTGCTCCTGCTCCTGCTCCAGCTCCTGCTCCTGCTCCCGCTCCCGCTCCAGCTCCAGCTCCGATATTTACCCTTGATGCCGCGCATGGCCGTCTACTTCGCCGCGCCGAAGGCTTCGATGCAGCGCGTCTGGACGTACAGCAGACCCGGGAACGGCTGCGCGTCCTTCCACTTAGCGTCAGTCCACGCGCCGGTCTCGTAGACGAACCGAGCGTCGCTGAGCTGCACGCACGTCTGGTTGACGCCCTCAAGCTTGCCGGCGTAGATGTAGTTCAGGCAGACCAGGACGACGTTTTGGCCCAGCAGCGCCTCCAGGCCCTCGCCTTCGACTTCAGTGACAGTGACGAGCTTCTTCATGGGTGGGTTCCTTGGTTGGTGGTGGTCGCGCCGGGTGGTTGTGGGACTGGGACTACTTGGTGGCCTTGGCCTTGACGGCGGCGACCAGCTTCTCGACGGCGTCGAGCGTGGCGGTGGCCTCGGCGTCGGTCATGCTGCTGATCGCTTTCCCCAGCAGCGCGTCGAGCTGGCTGGCGTCGACGCCGGACTGGCTGGCGGTGACGACGGCGGTCTGCAGGCGGACCTGGGGGGACAGACCGGGGGGCCTCGGCTCCGTCTGCGTGACAGTCGCGCCGGCGGTGACGTCCTTGAACGCGGCGGCCTGGTCGTGCTGTTCGCCCTCGTCGAGCGCGATGGCATCCCTGAGTTCAGGCGACATGGGCAGGAACTTCGACAGCGCGCGGACAGCGGTCTTCAGCCACATGCTTGCTGGGTGCGTCTGCCAGGGACTCTTGGGAGAATCACTGAACTGGTTCGAGCGCTTGGCGCGCATCACGTCGCCCTTGTTCAAGACGCGCCACACCTTCCCACCGCCCTGCAGCGTGGCGATGGCGTAGGCGTACTTCAGTTCGCCGCGGTCCTCGTCCTCGCACGGAATGTGCTCCAGGCGCTCGTTCAGTCCCATGGCGAAATTGAAGCTGTCCTTGGAATAGACCGCCTCGGCCGACAGTCCGATCATCATGCCGCTGCGGTAGGCCAGATCCACGAAGCCACGGTAGCCGATGATGAGCTGGCACTTGCCCTTGAAGGGGACGAGGTAGGCGCGGCCCAGGACGGGGTCGATCTCCAGACCGAGCTGCGCGGCCGTCATGCACGACGCCAGGACGCTGTTCTGGTCACAGTCCATCAGCGCGGGGTTGTTGTTCAGCGTGGTCATCAGCACGCGCAGGAAGCGATCGACGGGCAGCACCTTGGGCAGCGCGAGAGCAAACTGCTGCTTCATCGCGGCGCTGCTGATCAGCATGCGCAGTTCGGACTTGAGGGCGGCGGGAGGATTGGACATGGGGACTCCTAGAAGGTGGGGTGGTAGAGGGCAGCGAGGTTCAGGACATCATCAGCATACTGGCGAGCTGCCGGCGTGTCGGTTGCACGCAGGCCGCAGTGATATGCACGCAGGGCCAGCGGCCAGGACCGACAGATGGAAAACAGATGCGAGAGCCAGCGACGAGTGAGAGCTTCCGCATATGCCGGATCTGTACGCGCCCGCGACGGCGACGCGCGTAGATCATATAGTACCGCACGGGAGAGCTGCCACGCAGATACGTCGGAACCGTTATCAGGTAGCACACGGCGAACCAGGTGCCCATCCCAGACAGATCCGGTTTCCTTGGCTGCAATGGCAGCGACAATGGCATCAGGTACACTGGGTGGTCCTATCAGTGCGAGGGTGAGGATGGTCGCGGCGATCATGTCAGTGCAACGGCTCAAATAACCATTGCAGGAATCGGCGGATGTAGGTCATGGCTTCTTATCCAGCGCTTCGTAGATCCGACTGCATTCCGCCATTTCATCGTGGAACGGCTTTGCTTCGGCATCAGTGGAGAAAGCGCAGACCATGTTGTGCGCCAACAGCAGCCGGTTGAGGTTCTGCGTGGTCGGGCACAGCTTGAAGTCGATGACGGCACGGCGTCGGTCGCGCAACATCTCGTCGCGCGTCGGTCCCTGACGTGCGATGATCTCGTCGGCCTTGGCGCTGACGACGGTCAGCTTCTCGGAGGCGATGTCCCTTTGACGGTTGCTCTCGGACACCGAGGCGACGACCGTTGCGAGGAGGCCAATGATGCACAGACCACCGGCAAGACCCAAGAGGACTTGGTATAGGTTCATGGTCCGAACTCCTGCGCGATGCGCGCGGCGACCACGGCAATGGTGAGCATAGCCATGATGGTGGCGCCGGCGACGACCACGCACAGAGTGACTGGATCTACCGGCGTTTGGTTGTTCTTGTCGTCGTTCATGTTCACAAGCATAACGCACAGCGCTGCGTGTCAAGTGGTGGGATTGCCCTTGCACACCGCTTACTGTATTGCTACGTTCCGGTCATGCGCAAGTCCAGGACGAAACCGAATCCCCACGCCGTCGCGCTCGGGCGCATGGGCGGTCACGCTAAGACCCCGGCGCAGATAGAAGCAGTCAGGCGGAACCTGGAGATCGCGCGGCAGACGCGGTGGACGCACAAGGCCCGGGAATCAGACGCGCAGGCTCGCCTCGAAGCGCCGGCAGATGGCGATATAGGTCTGCACGTGGTGATCCAACAGCGCCCGGCCGTCGATCACGGCGACGAACTCCCGGTCCTGGTCGATCAGCCAGCGCCAGAAGCGTCCGCCCATCCCGATCTTGGTGCCGTCGTCCCGCAGATGGAGCAGCCCGCCGACGTGCTCCCAGCCAAGTACAGCGGGCACCCGGGGAACGACGTCGACGTCATGGACCACCCGCCGGCTGTCGACGCCCAGGCTGTCGAACCAGGCGGCGCCGGCCCGGCTGAAGATCCGGGGCGAACCGTAGGTCAGACAGAGGGTGCTGCGCCGGTCGCCCAGGACAGCCGACAGTCCGGTACTGATGGCGCCGCCCAGACTGTGGCCGACGAAGCGGAGAGCGCCGGGCTTGATTCGCTCAATGACCGCCTGAAGCGGATCATGGACCGCCTCTAGACTGGCCAGGAAGCCGGCGTGCAGCCTCACTGACGCAGGGAACAGGCTGGACCCCAGTGGCATGGCCTCGATGTCGATCAGTGCCGTCTGAAGGTCCCTGGTGCCCGCTGTGCCGATCCACAGGTTGCCCATGGGATCGAGCGTGCAGATGCAGTACGTCTCGGGGTCGCTGACCTGGATCACGTCGACCAGGTCGTGCCCCAGCGGCCGCAGCTTGGCCGCCAGGTCCGCCCGGGAGCTCGCGGCTGACGGGTATGAGAGCTCGGCGAACGCCGCCCCGAAGGTCAGCAGGCCCATGGGGTCAGCGCAGGGCGATCAGGCCGGTCGCGGTCGCCGCGGTCACGGCGGTCGGGGCGACCCACAGGATGCCGACAGGGACGTTGGTGAACTGGACAGACACGCCGCCCAGCGTCATGGTGATGTTGCCAGCCACGCCGACCCAGATGGCGCGGATGGGCTTGAAGACTGTCGCGGCGGGGGTGATCGCGCCGGCGGTGCCCCAGTCCTGTGCCACCGCAGAGAGCGGCGCTAGGGCGGGGAGGACGGCGAAGGGATTGCTGGGACCAGCCATGGATGACTCCTACGGGACGAACCCGGACTGTGGGGTGAGTGGCGTCGGGATCTTGCCGTTACGGCCATTGTCCCGCCGCTGCGACTTCTGCCAGACCTGGTTCAGCAAGGCAATGAAATCGTCGTGCGACATGCCGGGGATCTCATGGGCGCCCAGCAGCGGCTCCTCTGCTTCTAGGATGGTGGCGCCGCGGGCTTCCTCCTGGCACGAATAACAACAGAGCAGCGCACAGATGAGGATGATCCAGCGCATCAGGGCAGTCGTACGGCGGTAATCGACCCGTCGATGGTCGGCGAGCCACCAGCATAGGTCAGGTTACAGGTCAGGAACTCGCTGGTCGTGGCGCTGATGTTGACCACCTGGGCGTCTATGCTGAGCGAGAACAGACCGTTGGCGATGATGGACACAGCCGGCGCGCTCTGCTGGGCCATGGTCGTCCCGCTGGTTCCGGTCGCTGCGGTGCCGACCGGGCACGACGCCTGGTAGGTGGTGCCGACCGTCAGCCCGGTTGCGCCGGCGTGGATGACCACCTTGCCGCTGACGAGCCACTTGCCGGCGGTGAGCGACACGGAGCCCACGTTGCCGGTGACGGTGGTTGCGGCGGCGGCGACACCGGAGAAAGCGCCGGAGATGGTTTCACCGACAGCGCCGGCAGTGTCAGCCGCAGCCGTATTGCGGCCCCAAATTATATTTCCCGTGAAGGTGTTGGCGGAGGGGACGGTGGGGGCGCCGAGGGTCCAGACGCCGGTCGATGCAATTCCGCCAGAACTGGTTGCATTGCCATTGACAAAGAAATTGATGGTGCCGCCCGTACCAGCGGCGTCGATATTGAGCCCGGCTCCATTGCTATAAAGAACGCCGGTGTTTTGCGCCAAAGCCCCGGCGGTGGTGAATGCCGTCCCGAGCATGAAGAGGTTGCACTTGGCGGTCCCGTTGTTGAGCACGAGATTCGTGAAGGCACCGGTCCCACCGTTGCTATTGGTATTCTGCCAGGTCTGTCCGCCGTTAGCCGACAGGGAAGTGTTGATATAGGTCCCGGAGCTGGGAGCGACGCCGACGCCGATGCCGGTGCCGGCAATGACGATCCCCCCGCCAGTCGCCACACTCGTCACCGCCGTCCCATTGCCGATGACGACGGCACCGAGGAGGGAGGTGGTGGCGCTGGTCGTGTTCGACACATTCGTCACCGCGCTGAAGGTCTTCGCACCGCTAATCGTCTGTGCGAGCCCCAGGGTGTCGACGGTGTCAGTGGCGGTGATATTCGGGATGTTGAGCGTCTGGGTTGTACTCTGGTTGTCAGCGATCGTGAGATTGGTCGCCGTGGTCGCCGGACTGATGGACCACAGGATCTGCTTGGTTGGATCGGTGACATCTTCAAGGGATATGGGGGTCTTGGCCGTCAGGCCAGCGCCGAAGACTGGAGTCCCGGTCCAGGTCTGCGACAGTCCTATGGTCGCCAGGGTATCGGCACCGCTGAGCACCGGCACGCTCAGCGTGCGGCTGACCGTCTGCGCGCCGCTGTTCAGCGTGAGGATGGTGCCGGTCGTCTGGTTGGCCGGGTTGAACCTGATCTGCTTGGTCGGATCGGTGACATCGTTCACGCTCACGCCGTTGGCGTAGTCCACATTGAGCACGGCGGTCGGCGTGGCACCCACGTCGATGTTGACCGTGCCGGTCGCCCCCACCGCGCCGAGATCCAGCAGGTTGTCGATGGAATAGACATAGGCGCCGTGGGCCGCAGTGAATGGTGCCGCTCCACCAGTCGAACCATTGATCCCAAGATCCACATAGTGGGTGGTCGCCGTCCCATCGTTCGCGGTCGCCACGAAATCAGAGCTGGCCGAGCTACCTGCGTTCTTGTTCTGGACCTGCAATTCGAGGTAGTTGTTGACGTTTCCCTGGTAGAAGGCCGCCTCTTGGTTGCCAGCGGGAACGATTTGCGGACTGGCTCCCACAACGGTCGTTCCACTATCGTCCACCTGGAAGACCGTCGCGCCCTGGTTATTCGTGATCTGCGCATAGATGAAGTACGGCGTGGTCACTGCAGCGGTCACAGTGCCGCTGGTGTAGACCGTGCAGTTCCAGCGGTAGAATCCGGGGTTGGCGAACACGACCGGGCCGATGTTCCCGGTGTAGGTCGCCAGGGTGTTCCAGTTCCCGCTGCCGCTGGTGCTGTACTGCCACACCATGGTTCCGGCCCAGGTACCGGACAGCGTGTAGCTGGAGCTGGTGCTGTACTGGTTCGCCGGCAGACTGATGGGCGTGAGAGCCCCTGTGCCGGTGACAGACGAGGTGACGGTCGCGCCCCACAGCGGAGCGGTCAGGCACAGGATCAGCAGTAGCAGGTGGCGCATGGTTGTCTCTCAGGTCTTGGGCGTGGACGGAGGCGCGGGCAGGTTAGCCTTGAGCGCTTCAAGGATTGGCTTGAGATGGTGCAGCGCCGCTATGGCAGTGGCGACGTAGATCGCGTGCTGATCATGGTTCGCGCCCATCTCGTTCTGGATGCTGCCGAGGATCGCCACCGCGCTCGCGCCGTAGCCAATGAGTTTGTCGATGAGGTTCTGGATGGTCATGGCTTCCCCGGGTTCTTGGCGGCGATGGCGGTAGCGGCCGCCGTGACAGTGGAGGTGAGCAGCGCTGACTGATCAGGCGTCAGTGCGGCGAGCGCCTGGGCGTGCTGCTGGGCGAGCGCTGAACTGGCGACAGCCATGCCAGCGGCGACCAGCGCGCCGGACCCGGGGGCCTCAGCATTGGCCGCGGCAGACGCCAGGGCGACGACAGCGGCGTTGGAAAGGACGGCCGCGCCGATTCCCTCGCCGATGGCAGCCGGGCTGGCCGCAGCGTTGGCCTGGTCCAGCTCGCTGATCAGCGCATCGTGGGCCGCAGCGGCGCCATCGGGGTCGGTCAGCCAGTCCTGGGCGGTGGGGATCTTGTTCATGGTGTCACCACGGTGGTGGAAGTGATGGGCTGGCCGACCGCTTCAGCGATCGACTTCTGACTGGCGATGATCTTCGCCGTCTGCTTGGACGGCGGCAGGCTGGCGGCGGCGTTGGCGGATGCCTGGGCGTTGTCGTGGATGCCCTGCGCCTGCGCGTCAGTGATGGTCTGACAGCCGGTCAGCGACAGGACGGCGATCAGTGCGATTGCGTATCTCATTGTGATATGCTCCTGTGGCGGCCGGTCAGGGCCTGGGTGAGTTCGCGGGTGGCGTCAGAGACAGAGCGGTTGCTGGCCGTGTTCTCGATCAGGGCGGCGGTGACCACGCGGGTCTTCTCCTCCACGAACATCGCGTGCTTCTCCTCCAGCCTCGCATATCGCTCGTCACAGCGACGCTCGCGCTGCATCATGTAGCGGATGACGACGTACGCTCCGGCGGCAGTGATCGCAGCCGGTGCCCCGAGTAGCTTGATCAGATCGACGAGTTGGTCCATATAATCCTTTCCGTCACGCGACCTTGAGCCAGCCGCCACCGCCGACATAGACGAGGGTCATCTTGTCGTATTGGGTGGTGAGGGTAGGGTTCGCCGATCCATTCACCGTTCCACCAATGGTCAGCGTGTTCGCCGCCACCAGCTTGATGATGGTCATCTGCTGGCCAACCATGGGATTGGTGGGTAACGCAAACTGGAAACTTCCGGCAGTGGTATCACATCCTACAACGCCATCGCCAAGCGTCCCATTCGAGGCGGATGCTACCGTACGATATGTGCTGAAAATGCTGCCGCGCGCCTTATCCTGCTCGACGTTTCCGCTCACCATGCATCCGCTGCCGAACGAGCTGCCGGAAAACAGATTGTAGAGGATCGGAGCCAGATCGCTGTCGCTGGTATTACCAGAGATGACAAGATCAGTTATGGTGATGGCCGACGTAGTGACGACGGAGAGCCAGTGGCCGCCATTTTCGTTGCCGAACGATGTGTTGCCATTGATCGTTCCAGAACCACCGCCAGGGTTGGTGATGACGATGGAGGTCTGCCCAGTCGTGTAGAAGTTGTTGCCCAGGACGGCGAAGCGGAACACGCCATTGATCTGGATGCCCTGACCGGCGCTCGCATTGGAGTTGCCGATCTGGTTTCCGCTGATGATCACATCCGCCAGGTTCCCGCCGCCGGCCACGGCCGAGATATGTGCGGTCCCGAATGCGGTGATATTGTTGCCGGTGATGGCCACCCGAATAGGCGCAACGGCACCTCCGTCGACCTCGAGGCTGACGCCGAAGTTCGATGGCCCTTCCTCGCCAGCGATCTCATTGCCGACGATTGCGATATCATTGCCACCCTGCACGCGGATGCCATCGTTGCCGACGCCCCATATCGTGTTGCCGGTGATCGTGGCGAAGGTGGTGTCATTGACCACAAGCCCATCGTATCCCAGTTGCAGGTCGTTGTCGGCAATCTGCGTGCGGATGACGTTCGCCGATACGCTGATGCCAACCATCGTGGAACTCGCCGGTTGCGTCGGCAGAATGCAGTAGTTCTCGGTGATGGTTACATCCGTCATGGAGGCCGACGTGGTGGTCACGCCGATGCCGCCGCTGGTGGCGCCGCTGGTGCGATCAACCCGGTTGCCGCGAATGACAAGTCCCGTGCTGCCAGCAGTTGCATTCACGTAGATGCCCCAGCCGGTGAGCAGGCTGAACACATTGTCGGCGATCAGCACTTCGCTGATGGTGCCGGTCACGTTCACGCCGTTGCCGCCGCATCCGCTGATGTTGTTGCCCCGGATGGTGATGTTCGCGGCGGCGGTGCCCACGTTGATCGCATGGCGATAGGCGTGAATGAAGGTGAGGTCGTAGACCAGCAGATTGTTGCCGGTACAGGCGATGATATCGCCAGCCGACTGGAATCCGGCATTGCCGTTGAGCGTTCCACGTCCGAAGATCGTCGCCCCGTTCCCGGTGACGCTGAGCATCGCGGCATTGATGCCGGTGTTGAGTTGCAGCGTGGCGCCGGATGCGATCTGGATCTGCTGCGCGCCTACGGTCAGCGTGCCAGTCAGGTATGTGCCACCGGCGATCAGCAGGTTGTAGCCGGTGGTGAGCGCGGCCTGGAGATTGGTCGTGCAGACGGGGCCAGCAGCCTGAGCGCCGAACTGACGCGCGTCCACCCAATTGTTGATCACGATGAGGTTGAAGCGGCCGGTCCCACCGCCGTTCAGTGCGATGATGGTGCCACCGTTGTCCGTGCGCGTGTCCGAGGCATTCCAGAAGTAGAGCCCGCCACCGCCATCGTTCGCCGAGGTGTAGCCGGTGGTCTGGTAGATCGTGCCGCCGACGGGTGCGCTCAGTGCCTTGAGCGCCACGACGTTGGCCACGCCGGCGGTGATGCTGGTCAGGGCGCCCTGTTCGGTGGCTATCACATTGCCGGCATTGTCGAATCCGGCCAATTTCCCCGCGCGCTGAGCCGCTGCCGGCAGAGTCGTGATCAGCCCCGCCAGGCTCTCCGTCAACGGTATCTGAATCCCGTTGTTGGCCACGCGGCGGGTGGCCTGGACGCAGCGGGTCAGGTAGTCCAGCGCCGCCATGTAGGCGGCCGGACTGACGGTGGCGCCCTGCTGGAGCAGGAGCGTCTGAACCTGGGCCGGGTCAGAGCAGATGAACAGGTTGGTCCCGGTGGGGAGGTTGCCGGCCAGGAGGGTGACCGTGCCGCCGGTCGTCGGGGCTGCGCCGACTGACGGACTGACGGTGTAGTCGGTGTTCAATATCAGCGGCGTAATTGCGCCAGTGGCAACGACTTGCTGGAACAGGACCAGGTCGGTTGGCGCGCTCGTCGACCAGGTGAACGGGAACGTGGCGGTCGAGCCAGTACCCGGGATCGACACCGCAGACGTGGTGCTGGCTACCGTCATCAGGTCCACCTATGCGCGCACGCTATTGACTTTCGCCAGAAAGTCCACCCGGCGCATGGATCACTTCTTGGCCGGCGGCCCCATCGAGTCGAACCAGAGCTGATGCAGCAGGTCGGCGCGGTGACGGGCGCTGTACTCGATGCCATCCCACGTCCTGAACACTTGGCTGGTCGGGGTCGGGAAGATGTCGCCGGCGGCCTTGCCGTACGCCTTCAGCGATCCCTTGGCGGTCTTGTGCTCCGGCTTCTCGTTGGCGTACTCGATCGCCTTCTGCAGGTTGGTCACCCAGGCAGCACCTGCGAAGCCCTCGACGTGGCCGCCTGTGACTGCCGGCGCCAGGTCGCGCGCGATCGGGATGCCGCGCATCATGGTCTCTGCGGCTGAGACCGGCACCTTCTTGGCCAGTGACATGCCCTTCCACTCGGCCATGTCCTTGCCTTCCAGAGTGTCGTAGATGTAGTCCCAGCCCATGGTGCTGAGCGCGGCGAGCACGAACGCACCGGCGGCGCCCGACAGGATGTGGCCGATGTCGCCACGCTGGGCGCCGTAGCGCACGCGGTTGACGTTGCCGACCACGCCGTTCAGCACCGCTATGTCGTAGGACATGCTGCTGGTCAGCATCTTGCCCCAGACGCCGCCCATGCGCTCGATCTCGGTCATGTCCTTCTGCTTGCGGCTGCCGAACAGTGATTCAACGATCTGATCAGCGACGCGGACTGACGTGGCGTGATCGTTGCCCGACTCGCTCATATGCTGGTCGTAGGCGCCGCTCCAGGCGACGTTGTCCAGGTGTTCCCAGATTTTGGTGACAGCCCACATGCCGATCTTGTCCATGAACGTACGGACTGCACCGGACAGCGGACTGTGGTTGATCAGTCCATTGCGCGTCTGATTGCGGAAGCGCATCGTCGCCGACTGTTCGTGGATCCACGCGGCTTTCGAGCTCCACGGACCGCGCAGGCTCATCTGGGCCTGGGCGGCGCCAATGCGCAGCGCTGGCACCCGGGCGAAGATGTTGGCGAAGCCCGACAGGTGCGCGACAGCGAACATCGGATTCAGTCCGCGATGACTGTAGTTGACCATGATGCGCATGGCTTCCATGCCGCGCTCGAAGCCGGTCACCGCGACCTTGTCGCCGCCGGCGAGACCCCGCGCCTGGTTGATCATCTGCTGGTAGACGCCCGCCCCCCAGTGCTGGATGATAGACGCCTTCAAGTCCTTGTTGGTCAACGTCTTGAGCTGATTCAGCACGGCGTCACGGTGCGTCAGGTCGTGGGTCATCTCGTTGATGTGACGGTTCCAGTTCCCGGATCCCAGGTCCAGCACCTTGCCGGTCACCGCCTGCGCGCGCTCCTTGGTGTAGCCCGGGATGTGGACGTTCTGGCGGTAGCCCTCGCCGTCGATCGTCTGCTGCGCCAGGTGTTCCAACGTGGTGGCGGTGTCGCCGACGTAGTAGATCCGCTGGTAGCCGCCCTTGTAGGTGCCGTTGGGCAGTTCGACCGGGATCGACTCGACCTTCCGCGGCGCGATGCCGTTGTACTTCTCCTCCATCGCCTTGATGTCGGACCAGTGCGAGCCCAGGATGTCGACCATGTCGTTGGCGAGCTTGATGTCCTTCGCCGACAGTCCGTCGACGATCTTGTGGACAACGCCGTCGTCCCAGCGATTCAGGTCCAGCAGGCGCTGGCGGCCTTCCGGGTTGCCGTAGTGCATCAGCGTCACGATGCGGTCGCGCATGCTCATCGCGCGGTCGACGCCGGGGATCTCGCGCTTGACGACGTAGCCGATCGAATTGAACGACCCGTGCTCGTCCAGCGCGGTCTTCATGCGCGTCTCAAGATCATTGCGCATGATCATCATCTTGTCGCTGGCCTCGGCGAACGGGAACAGCATGTGCTCCTGGACGGGGCCGGCGTTCTTGAAACCGTCCATCTCCCACAGGATGCGCGGGATCTGGATCAGGATGTCCCTGGTGCTGCCCAGCGCGTTGCGCGTGTCGGTCGTCAGTCCGTGCGTGCCGTCAGGATTCCTCGGCCGCTTGAAGGCGTTGGCGGTGATCGTGCCGACCAGCTCCTTGACCTTCTCCAGCAGGTCAGTCGCGCCGGTGCTGGTCATCAGCTTGTACTTCAGGTTGGCCTTCTCGGCGACCGCGTCGACCGCGGCACGCAGGTCGTGCAGCTTGGCGATCGACATGTCGCGCCAGTTCTGGCGACTGACGTCGTTCAGGATCGACTCCGGGATGTGCGCGACAGACCCGTTGCTGATGAAGTCGCCGTTCTCATCGCGCACCGTCGAGCTCGACTGCAGCCAGTCGGCGAACGACTGACGCTTGCGCACGTCGCCGGGCGCCCGCTGCTTCAGGTCGTAGCGCTCCAGGAGCTGGTCGATCTGGTCGATGTAGGCGCTGAAACGCTCGTAGGTGCCGCGGGAATTGGTCGCGGCTTCCTGCGCGCGCTGCTGGCTGGACTTGCCGCCGACCGTCCCGGAGAAATCTTCCTGCCGGCCATCGGGGTGTGTGACACTCCAGCCGTAGCCTCCGGCCTTGCCGATCTTGGCCCGCAGGTCGGGATTGCGCACGAACTCGTACAGCCGCTTGCGGTCGCGCGCCGCGACGTCTTGGGCCTTCTGCGCAGAGCGCATCAGTTCGGCGTTCATCATCTGTCGGCGCTTGGCGTCCAGGGCGGTGACGTAATCCTTCTTGGCCATCGCCTCGGCGTACTTGATCGCCCAGTGGCGCTCGCCGGCCTGGAAGCGATCGGGCTGGTAGTCCGCCAGGCTGAGCTTGGTGCGCGCCACCACATCGTTCGCCGCGACGCGAATCGCCTTGCGCTCTGGCCGTCCGGTGCGCGGATCGTTCAGTCGCTGGATGTCGGCGAGCTCGGCGTTGGCTTTGACCTTGGCCGCCAGGTCCGGCAGCCGCTGAATCTTCTCCAGCCGGGCCAGTCTGGACTGTTCGCTGTCAGCGCCGGCGCCGCGCTTCTCCATCAGCTTCTGTTCAGCTTCAGCGGCCTTGGCCTCGGCGAAGTCAGCTTCGTCGGCCGCCAGCTTCTGCTTCAGCAGCTTGTAGGTGTGCTCGCGCTCGATGTCCATGCGCTTGGTGCGCACGTCGTGATCGTGCAGCGCGCGCTGGCCTTCCTGCTTCATCAGCTCGGGATCCTTCATCGGATCCTGCAGCTTGTCCGCCATGATCGCGTCGGTCTTGCGATCGATGCGCGCCTCGCGGTCTTCCGCGTCGATCATGTCGCGCAGCATCTCCTCGCCGTGCGCGTAGCCCAGTTCGGGGGCTACGTTGTCCGGCAGGCGCGCGCCGTTGTCGGCGTTGCTGGTGAAGATCGATCGGCCGCGGTTCTTCTTGTCCTTGCCGGGACCGGGCAGCTTCTCGGTGTCCTCCTTGCCCAGGATCTTCTCGACCTCGGCACGATCGATCTTCATCGACTGCGGGATCTCGCGCCCGTCCCAGGTGCGCCCGTCCTGCAGGGCGGTGATCGCCTGATAGACCTTCTCCTGGCCGACCTGTTCCTCGACGATCGCGCGCTGCTTGGCCCGCTCGTCCTTGAACTGCTGGGACGCCGCGCGCCGGCGAATGTCCATCAGATTGCGCCGCAGGGCTTCCGCCTCCTGCTCGCGCTCGTCGGACAGCAGCGCCTGATACGACGCCCATTCGGCATCAGTTGCGCCCATCTCGTCCTTGGTCTTGAAGGCCGCTTCGTCAGCGACGCTATGGCGCGCATTGGCCAGCTCGCGCTCGCTGGCCAGCAGGCGGTCGAACACGTCGCGCATCGCCGGGCTGATCTCGACGCCCAGAGCGCGCACATCCTTGTAGACGCCCTTCGACCACTGCATGAACTGACCGAAGACGCGGCGCAGGCCGATGCTCGGTGCGACGCCTTCCATGACGTAGCGCTCCCAGCCCTTGGCGAACGTCTCGTCCGGCTTCGACAGTTCCTTCATGCGCTCGGACTGTTCGGCGGTCGGCTCTTTGTCGCCGATCGTCCGCTGCAGGTCCGCCAGCTCACGGTTCATCGCCAGCATGTTCTCATGGGTGCCGTATCCCGACCACTCCAGCATGGTCTGGTACATGTCCTTGAGCTTCTGCGGCGCGTCCGGGCGCGTGGCGATCGTCGACAGGACGCCGCGGAAGAAATGCCCCAGCTCATGCAGCGCCGTGCTCTCGTTCGATCCCTGCATCAGTTCGATGACTGACGACAGGTCGTGTCCCATGCTGAAAGCACCGCGCTCCCCCTGGCGCATGACTGCCGGCGTGCCTTCGCCCAGCGGCTTGCCCTCGGTGGCCTCCATGCTCTTGCCGGCGGCTTCCACGTTCTTGGGTACACCGCGCTCGATCAGCTGCTCGGGCCGCACGCTGTGGCTGAACTCCGGCGACTTGTAGATTTCCTTCAGCGCGTTGTCGATCAGCCCTTCGACGTGTCCCGGGTCAAGTCCCTGTCGGCGGGATTCTTCGTGCTGAGCTTCGACGCCAGCTTTGTGGGCTTCAGCGTAGGGAACACCAGCGCGCAGCTGCTCCGCTTCCCGGTGCTCCAGTGCGACCAGGGAGAGACGCGCTTCTGCTGGGATGCGAGAATCGATGATTGCAGCATGGTCGGTCTCGCTGTAGTGGCTGCCCAGGCCGGACTTGCCGATGATGTAGCGCTGGCCGGTGGGCGACACCTGCGCCTCGTCCTTGGGCTTGACGCCCTGGCCCATGATGTCCTTGTGCGCAGCCGTCACGCGCTCCTTGATCCCACGCAGGATCTCGACGTTCGGCTGGGCAACCGGGTCCAGGCCCATCGACGTCAGTGCGCTGCGCACGGCGTGGTGCATCGGATCGTCGCCAGGACCGGCGGTGCGCAGGGTGTCCAGGATCTTGGGCAGACCGCCGCTCTCGATCGACTGACGCAGGATGTCCGGCAGCGCCTTCACGATGCGCAGGCGGAACTGATCGTACAGGTCAGTGGGACTGATGGCGTTCTGCTGGGTCTTCGCGCGCTCGTCGTTGACCATGTCCGCCAGCCGGCCGAAGAACTTGCGCGTCAGGTCGCCCAGGTTGGTGGCGCGCTCCTCGGACTCGCCGGCCGCCAGGAACTGCCGGCGCACCTCGTCGTGGATCATCTGCCCGCGCGGATCATCAGCGCCTCGGCCGGGCTGAATCTCCATCGCAGCGAGCACCTTCGCGCGCTCCAGCATGCGCTGATCGTTGGTCTCGCGGTCCTGGAAGAACCGTGCGGCTTCAGCGGCGTTCGGCGCGTCAGCGCTCGGCCTGAACTGGGTCGCCAGGCGATTCGGATCCTTGGACTCAGCGATCAGCGACAGCGTCTGACGCAGCGTCAGTGCCATGCGGGCGTTCAGGTCAGTCGCTTCCCGGTAGGCGTCGCCCAGTCCGGCGCGCTCAGCCTCGATCAGCGGATCCTTGCCCTGGTCGCGCATGTGGTTGTCGAACTCCTCGGCCTGCAGGAACCGCGGCGACTGATTGCCGAACCGGCCGGCGATCTGGTCGATCAGCAGGGCAACCTCCTGGGGACTGCGCTCGGCGGACTTCGCGGAATTGATGGCGGCGGCCGCCTGGGCCAGCTTGGAGGCGTCCTGCAGCACCGCGGCGTTCGATAGCACCTCCATGTGGCGGGCGGTCACGAACGCTTCGTGCGCGCCGGTGAACGAGAACGCTGCGCCGCCCAGGCCGCCGGCGACCCCCGATTCCAGGGCCTCGCTGGCGGTCGGCGTGCGGCCTTGGGTCAGGATGTCCTGGGCCCCCGTCGACAGGACGTTCTGGGTCGCGCCCAGTGTGGTCTGCTTGGAGAAGTCCGTCAGCCAGTCCCGGATCGGGTCGGCTGACCAGGGTTCCGCCTCGAACTGACGCAGCGGCCCGACGTGCTGGAACGCCCGGCCGAACAGGTAGCCCAGCGCCCCCTGGACGGCGGCGTTGGCGGTATTGGCCAGGGCGCCGGCGCGCTCGCTGGCCGGGGTGTTCTGGATGTCCTGCAACGTCTGCAACGATGCTTGCTCGCCCATGACCAGGGCGGCACCCTTCGCCGCGGCCGCGCCTGATCCGGCTTGCTCCAGGATGCCCGTTGCGCCGTAGGAAAGGCCCTTCCCAGCCACGATCGCCGCGTCGAGGGCCTTGGTGGACTGAACGGCGAGCTGTGCCCCCTTGAGGGGCGGCAGGAGCATTGCCGGCAGGTCGCCGACCATCCCGGCCAGGTTGCCGACCGTCCGGCGCATGGCATCGGGGGGTGCGTAGGTCGCTTCCGCCCGCGCCTGGTCGGTCATCCGGTCGACGTTGTGGTAGAACATCCCCAGCGGGGTGTACAGCCAGGGTTCGCCGGTGATGCCGAAGATGTCACGGCCGACGACCTGCGCTGAGGCGATGCCAGTGCCGGCGGTCAGCATGTTGATCAGCGACAGTGCCTTGTTGCGCATCGCCGGCGCGATCACGCCCTTGAGCCACGGCAGGGCCTCGCTGGGCTCCTCGGGCTGCGGCATCGGCTGGATGGCCTGGACTGACGTCGACAGCGCACGCAGGTTCGGCACGTCGTCCTTGCCGATGGCAGCGTGCGTCGGATCAGACAGCCAGTCGGCCAGTTGCTTGTGGTACTCCTGGATCGCCGGCAGGTCGGCGGACTGCTGGTCGAACCGCGCCTGGACCTCGGCGAAGTCCTTGGTGGAGAACGCCGCCGGGTTGATCCCGGCGCGGCGGGCGACGGCGGCGGCCTTGGCGGCCATATCGGGAGAGACACCGGCGGCGGACTGCTGCGCGGCGGCCATCGACGGAACCGCGTTCGGCGTCCCGTCCAGCTCGCGCAGCGTGTCATTCACGCCAGCCTGATCGGCCTGCGGTTTGGGCTGCGGATCAGTCGGCTTGTCGAGCTCGCTCAGGGTGTCGTCGAGACCGGCCATTCATTCAGCATCCAGCGGAAGCGGCGTGCGTCCACCGCCAACATCGGGACGCTGCGGACCCAGGCTGGCGCGGATCTGACGGTAGCGCGCCTTCAGGATGGGATCGTCGCTGTCGCGCCATGCCTTGAGCTTGTCCATGTTCTGGCGGTAGGACGGGTCCGCCTGGTTGGTGATCACCCGGCGCCATGCGTTCATCTCGTCAGGCGATACCACGGGGCTCAGCGGGCGGTCGTGCGTGCTGACCTGGCCACGGATGGTGTTCATGTCCTGCATGTAGAGCGGACCCTTGCTGGTCTTCTCCTCCACCGGCGGCGCGGAACCTCCCTGAACGTTGGCCATGAACGACTTGATCCACCCGGCCGGCACTGTCTTGGTCTCGGCATAGTCGGCGACCAGCTTGGACGTCAGCGCGTCCTTCTGTTCGCTGGTCAGCGGCTTGCCCTGCTGGCCGGCCTCCTGCTCGGCCTTCATCTGATAGTAGGCCACCTGCAGGTGCTTGACCTGCTCGTCGGCGTCGGTCGGCTTGTCCTTGCCGGTCAGGCCAAGACTCCCGATCGTGTCGTGCAGGATGTCCCGATCGCTGATGGCGTCGATCGCCTTCGGGCTACGCTTGCCCGCGGCCTGGTCCGCCTGCATGCCGACCAGTTCCTTGCGTTCCTCGCCGGTCATGTCGGTGAAGTGGTCGAGCGGGTTCCAGCTCAGGAAGGCGTCAGTGCCGACCATGTGGCGCGCGTTGATCCACGCCGGACCGCCCGGTTTCGGGCCTTCCTTGGTCGACAGTCGCTGGGCGAGATTTTGCAGGTCGATCTTCTGCTTGTTGTCCAGGCGCTCCCAGTCGGCCGCCGGCATGGTGTTCTCGACCTGGACTGACGGATCCTTGTAGATCGCGCCCTCAGCTTTGTCCATGATCGTACCCTGGTCATCGCGCGTCGCCTGCTGGACAGCGGCGATGTGGCGCTCGCCGCGATTGAACACGCGGTCGTAGAGCTCGGCATTCTTGGCCAGGTCCGGGTCGGCGTCCAGGCGCTGCATGAACTGTGCGCGCGTCGTCGGCCCGGTCTGATCCTTCTCGGGCGCCAGGAGCTGGTTCGCCTTGTCGAACGCGCGCTGATTCAGGTCAGTCGTCTTCAGCGCCTCGTTGATCGAATTGCGCTGCTGGAAGTCGATCTCGCTGCCGTGGTCGGACATGAGCTGGCGCACGTAGTCGGTGTTGCCCTTGGTCAGCGCATCGTTGGCGACCGCTGCGTACGTACGGCTGGCGGCCGTCGCCACCTCGTTGTCGATGATCGGCTTGACCGTCTCGGGGTCGCCCTTCTTGCCCCAGTAGTTCTCGATCGCTGCCCGCTGGAGCTGTAGCTGGTACTGCAGGTGCGAGCCGGTGGCGGGGTCATCGGGCAGACTGTAGCTGTTGACCGCGGACTGAATCGAATTGGCGACCGTCGCCTTGGTCGTCTCGCCCTGGTACTGGTCGAGCTGCTTGCTGACGTAGCCGTTCATGTGGGCCTGAAGCTGGAACTTCGATTCCAGCGCCATGCGGTCGAATGACTGCTGCGCCTGTGGATCCTTGATGGTTCCGCGGATCTTGCCCGTCTGCAGGTCGAAGTCCTTCATGGTGTCAGCGGCGACGCCCGGCGACGCCTTGCCACTGTTCTGCGCCAGGACGCCCTTCTCTGGATCCATGACGGTGTCCTGCATCCAGTCGTGAAGCTGGTTGTGGCCCTCCATGGCCTGCGCCTGGCTGTAGCGAAGCTGCTGCTCGTAGTGTTCCTTGGCCGCGACTTCGCCGCCGAACTGGATGGCCTCGCCGATGCGGCCGCCCTCGGTGGCGCTGTTGACCATCGGCAGGCTGCCGCCGGCGGCGACATCGGGGCTGACGTGCTCCTGTCCGATCGGGAGATCGGCCATGGCCTACCCCGCTCCCAGGCCGACGCCCGATCCGTGGTAGCCCCTGTAGGTGCCCTCGCTTTCCAGCCAGTCCTGCGCGCCGGTGGACAGTAGCGTGGACACTGCGCCCAGGTCTCCCTTGGTCTTGGCGGCCTCGCCCTGCATCAGATCCGACTGTGCCTGGGTCTCGTAGCCGAGCGCGCGGCGGGCGGCGTTGCGCTCGATCAGCATGCGATCCATCGCAGTCATCTGTGCGGTCGACCCCAGGACGGCAGCCTCGCCGCCGGCGCCCGCCACAACGCCACTGCCGGCCATGCCTGCACGCTGCGTCTCCGCGAGCTGATGGCCACGCACGGCCGCCAGATTGGCGTCGAACCTGCCCTTGTTCAGTTCCTCCTGTTCCTGAGCGAGCGCGGTTCTCGCATTGGCGTCGGCGATGCCGGCGTTCGCCCGGCCAGCGTCGCGTTGACTGATGGCCGAACCGGCGCCGCCGATGCTGGTCAGCAGCATGGCACCCCAGTTGCCTCCGGGGTTCGCTGCGCCCGACGGCGGCGAGGACTGGGTCTGATCGGGGAAGCCCTGCGACGGATCTGCGCCGGCGGCCTGACTGGCCGTGGTCATGTTGTTCTGCGCGCTCGCGCTCGCCCCGACATTGCCCGTGTCGCCCACGCTACCCCTCTCCGACTTCAAAGGTGACTATCACGCCGGAGATGCTGAAGGGAAGGGGATCCTGCTGGCGGAACCACAGTCCGCCGCCCTCGACGGGATCGCCCGATACCGGCACGCGCTTGGGTCCGGTGTACGGGACGATCGGCTGACCCCAGGTGAGCGACGACGGCTTGTTCGGGGGCGGACCCCACGCCGGCTGATTCCAGGGCAGCAGATGGTTCTGGTCGTAGCCGAACTGACCGCCGTTGGTGTTGTAGAAGATTGGCGTGCATTCGCGCACCACGACGTGCTTGTTCAGGATGGTCTCGCCCTGGCTGTTCTCCAGCGGAACGAGCTGACCGTCGCACTGGTACGGCACGCCGGCGATGACGACCAGCGCGGCCTGCGGGATCGTGAACTGACCGCTGCCGTTGACCACGATCGGCGGATAGGGATTTGACCCGCCGGGGCCGGTCGTGTTCAGCGGGCTGGCGATGACCTGGCCGTCGCCGACGATCGCCAGCGACTGACCGATGAGCTGCGTCATGCCAGTCAGCACGGTCAGTCCCTTGCCCCAGACGCTGATTGCTGACTGCGCCCACGTTGGCACATCGCGCTCGCAGTAGGCCGTGACGACGGTCGTGCTGGTGTAGCCGAATATCTGGAACGTGACCTGGTCGGTGACCAGGCCGGTCGGACCCAGAAGCTGCATGACGACGGTGTTCTGATTCGTCACGTCTGACGCCGCGAAGTGCGCGACTGACGCGGTCAGCGTGATGAGCTGGCCCTGCGCCCAGGTCGTTCCGGTGGTCGCGGTGACCGTCGATGCGTCAGTGACGTGGCCGTCGTAGACCAGCGAACAGTCAGATCCTACGAAGTCGCTGTAGAGCACGGTGTCGTTGTACTCGCGCTGGGTCAGCTTCTCCAGATACCGGACAGTCGCGCCGCCGATGATCCTGGTGGTCGTCAGGTAGAGCGTCTGATTCACGCCTTCCTGCACGACGGCGACGTTCTCCACGCGGCCAGAAGCATGTGTGTGCCACGCCTTGATGTTCTGACTTTGGTCGTAGGTCAGACCGTAGAGCGCGCCGTTGGACATGGCGCACCAGACGATCGAGTCCTTGAGCTTCTGCCAGGCCATATCGTTGATCGTGGCGTTCTGGAACAGGTCGGCGTTGTAGACCGTCAGATCATCGCCGGTGTAGGTGTAGCTGCGAATGTCGAAGCGGAAGTCCCGGATCTGATTCCCGCCGGACTGCACGTACAGCGCGGTGTTGCCGATGACCACCGGCAGCGGCAGCCGGCAGCCATTGGTGCCGTGGCGCTGCAAGGTGACCGCGGTTGGCGTCACCGTGTTGAACTGATTGCCGAAGCAGACGTACTCGTAGGCGCCAGTCATAATGACCAGCTTCTGCAGGTCGAGGATGGCGATGACGCCCTGCGCTTCGTCCTGGGCGATGACGAACTCCAGCGGCCCGCTGTCGACGATCGGCGTCGGCACGTTGAAATTGTTGTAGGTGCCGACGCGGCTGAACCACACCGTGGTCGGCAGATTCACCGTGCTGGCCAGGAACAGGCGCTGCTGGAAGTAGGCGACCACGCCGGGGAAGTTGCCGAATGACTGGAACAGCAGCGATCCGTCGGCGTTGGTGTACGGGATCGGCGGCTGGACGCTGTAGTTCGGCTGGATGTTGGTGTCGCTGAACGTCGGCGAGAGCGAGATGCCGATCAGGCCAGGGATTCCATTGACGATGCTATAGATGTTGTAGCTGCTGGCGCCGGTGACGGGGGTCCAGGTGATGACGTTCGGGGTGGCGTCAGTCGGAGTCCCGCCGATGCAGATCGACGAGCTGGATGCCAGGCTCTCGCTGCCATCCGTGCTGCTGACGGCGGTCACGACGTACGTGAAGGTGATCGTGCCGGACGGCAGGGCCGGTGGCGGCATGGCCCCATTTGGCGTGATGCCGCTGTCGACGAATGGGCCATTCGGTCCAGTCGTGTTGCCGATGAAACCGTAGGCGGATCCGCTGATCAGCTTGTAGATCAGGTAATTCTCGATCGCCGTCGTGCCGCTGTTGGTCCATGACAGGGTCACCGGATTGGCGGCGTCAGCCTTGCCGACCGACGACACCGCGATGGCAGACGGGCCGCTGATGAACACCACGCCAGCGCTGCAAACGACGTAGGTGTCCTTGGCGAACGCGCCGTCGCCTCCCGTCGCCACGACGCTGGATGGGGGGCTCGCGCCGCCGGACGGGTTGGTTCCCGCCACAGCGCTGACGCCAGTTGGTGCGGCCAGGGCGGCGCCGGCGATGAACGGCGTGATGCGCCATGCGATGTCCGACGTGCGCGTGAGCTGGAATGGCGCGAACTGCTGGCCGACGACGGTCATCACATCGTTGAGATTCGCCACCTGAAGCGACGCGAGCGATCCCTGTGGCAGCGCCAACATGTAATTGCCGGTGGTGCTCGCTGATCCGGCCGTGTAGTTGACGGGGATGTCGAGCAGGTAGTTGCCGGCGCCGTTGTCGACCATGGCCTTCCACGGTTGCTGGCCCGTGCTCGATCCCGGGGTCACGGCGTGCGTGTTCGGCGCCTGGCAAATATAACCGGCCCCGACGTAGGACACGATGTCGCCGACCTGGTAGGTGGTAGCGCCGCTGTACGCCGTCATTTGCGACAGCGCGACAGCGACCTGCACGCCGTTCTTGTAGACCCTGATGTTGTTGACGCTGAAGACCAGCAGATAGCTCGTGGTGTAGTTGAACACGAACTTGATCAGTCGCACCGGGGCGCTTGCAGGTATGGACGTCCAGCCGCTGGGGTTGGCCAGCGGGCTCGCGCTCCCTTGTGCCAGGCACACGTACTCAGAGCCAAGGAAGGAGATCGTGTTGCCCGGAAAATAGGTGAAGCTGCCGTTCCACGGAGACACGCACGACTGATAGTTCATCGTGTCGAGGTACAGCGTCCCGGGGCGCGACGTGGCGGCGCCGTAGCGCGGGATGTAGATGTTGTTCAGCGTCAGCGCGCCCTCGGCGACCTTCGCCGTGTCGTGACGGCTCAGGAGCTGCGCGCTCACGCGGCCGCCGACGAACGCCTGCTGCTTGATCGTGTGGGCGGTCATCAGCCGCCCCAGCGCGCTCTGATGGTCTCAGCCTGGTGGCGCAGATACGGGATGTCCGACTGCATCTCGTTGAAGCTGGCCGCGCGCACCTTGCACTTGGTCTCCTCGGCCATCTTCATGCAGTATTCGCGCTTCTTGACGTCGTACGACAGCGCCATCGCCAGATCGCCGCCCAGGCGCCAAGCCAGGTGATCGATGAAGTCGGCGTGGAACACCGCGGGGTTCGTCGAGTTCCCGGTGTAGATCGCGGTCATGCCGTACTGGGTGTTGTACATGTCCATGCAGATCAACAGTCCCTGGCTGTCCTGCGACAGTCCGTAGGGCACCGGATAGGCATCGCCGACCGCGCGGCGCCAGCTCTCGTTGTACCAGTAGTTGATGCCGAACACGCCGGTCGTCTGCGGGATCACGACGCCGACGAGCGGTGTGGGCGTGAAGACCACGCGGTGCAGCTTCAGGCAGTCGGACGGGTAGCGGAAGCTGCGCAGCCACTGTGCATTCGCGCGCGAGTTGGTGGTCTCGGGGCCGGCGACCTGCGTCAGCAGGAAGTAGACCTCGGACCACGGGAACGGGAAGTCATTGAGGATCGCGTCGCGGTCCTGCGGATAGAACAGCGCGCAGGTCGATGCTTCGTTGGTCTGATCAGTCAGCGCGCCGATCTGCTGATTGCTGCCCGCGCGCTTGAGCGCGAGATTGCAGATCGACGCTTCCGACACCAGGTTGGGCGTGCCCACGGGTCACCCCCATCAGGTCAGACCGGCAGCGGTGCGATGCGCTGGCCGCGTGCGGCGGTCTGGGGCTTGTCGACCGCGACCACCTGGGTGACCTGCACAGCCGAGGCGTCGGCCGCACTGATCTCCAGCAGGTGACGGTTCAGGTGGCGCCGGGTGGCGAGCTGGAACACGTCGCCGCGCTTGCCCTGGCTGGGGTCGGCCTTGTTGCGCCAGATGCCGTAGGCGCCGGTGGGCTCCTGCGGGCTCGGCGGATTGGGGTACAGGCAGTTCTCGAGCGCCTCCACCCACAGCGCGGGCTCCTTGCCCCAAGGGTAGGCTTCCTCGGGCACCGGCGGCGGCACGGGCTCGGGCGGGGCCGCGGTCTTGGCCTCCATCGCGGTCAGTCGGGCGGCGAGCTCCGCGCTGGTCGACTGCATGGTGGACATGCCGCCGACGACGAGCTTGATCAGATCGCCGAGCTCCTTGACGGACTGGGCCAGTTCCTTGTCGCTCATGGGGTCGCTTTCAGTGCGCGTGGTTGGCGGATCAGACCGAGTAGCCGGCGGCGTACTGGTTGTTGCTCTGGATGCCCTGGTTGGTCATCCAGGCGTACCAGCTGCCGGTGGTCAGCGCCGCGGTGGCGATCACGACCGCGAAGGCGTAGTAGCGCAGCGGGGTGCCGATCGCCAGGTACTCGGCGAAGGGCTGGGTGTCGACCGGGATGGCCTGGTGGTACTGGGCCACGAACACCGACGCGGCGAGCACGCCGGTCTGGGCGATGACCACGTTGCCGGACGCGAAGGTCGGGTCGCTGGGATTGCCCAGGAGCTGCAGGTTGATGGTCGGGCTGGAGCCCGTGCTGGCCGCGGTGACCGTGGTGAAGTAGAACCACAGCGGCGCGCCGAAGCCGTCATCCATCGGGATGTTCCGGTCGATGTACGACCCGGACGCGGTGTTGACGTGCGTGGCCGCGGTCGTCGGCGCGTAGGCGGTCAGCAGGCCGCCGGACTGGGTCAGGCAATCGGTGAGGTCGAGCAGCATGGCTGGGTTCCTTGATCTATGTTGCTTGGTCTGTGTTGAGTGTTATTCTAAACCGCATGACCAAAATACTGAAAGCCAACGTCACCGCGGAAGAATGGGCCGATCACCTGGCGAAACGACGCGCGTACACCGCCCAGGACAAATCCAAGGCGGCGCGCAAGGCGCTGGACGCCAGCCCGGATGCCGTTGCCCGACGCGCGGCATATCACCTGAAGCCGGAGAACAAGGCACGCGCGAAGGAGCGCTACCGCAAGCGCGCAGAGCGCGATCCCGATTACGTGAGACGGCGCGTCGAGCGAAGCCGGGTGTGGCGCTCTGGTTTCGACGACAAGACCATTGCAGCGCTGATCGCCAAGCAGGAGAACAAGTGCGCCATTTGCGGAGCGGACTTCAGCAGACGGAGAATGGTCGGCGATCACTGCCACGCCACGGGTCGTCCGCGGGGGCTGCTCTGCCACCATTGCAACATCATCGAAGGCATGCTCGTTCATGTGGGCCTGGATCCTCTTGAGTACGTCTGCAGACTGGATGCTTATCTAAGAAACCCGCCAGCGTTTTCGCTGTAAGTCCTTACGTCAACTGGGCCTCCGTGTTGGTTATTTGATCGATATTCCGCACCGGGATGCCGGCGAAGTGGATCACCTTGTGGCCATACCAGTCTTCCATCGAGAGCTGGTTGTTGGTCTTGTTCAGCATCTGCTTGTGCAGCGCGGCGCGCACGCGGCGGTTGCAGTAGAACACCTGCTTGCCGGGGATGACCAGGCTGGACATCGGGTTGCCCGAGGTCGAAGGCGGGGTGCTGATGGACGGCATGCGGTACATCAGATCGATCATGCCCTCGGTCAGATCGGTCGCGCCGGTCTGATTGAGTAGGTTGGTCGAGTCGATGTTGCACAGACGGCCGGTCCAGCGCCAGTCCCAGAGCGCGAGGCCCTGGTCAAGCGTCCACTGCTCCTGGTGGCCGCGCAGGCGGGTGCCGCCGACGCCGGTCGAGCCCTGGATGACCACGTCCGGGTTGACGAAGTGGTTGATGCCCGACGCCACGCCCTTGGGGAAGAACATGTGGGTGGCGTACGGCGCCCAGGTGACCAGCCAGATGCTGGTGTTGACGGTCGAGGTCCCGCCGCCGTCGATGACGTTCTGGGCGTTGTAGGCGTTCGCCGTCGACACGGTCGAGTAGCGCGGCGCCAGGCCGAGGAACTGGGTGGGGTCGACGGAGGTATCGCCGTAGATGAAGCAGTTCGCCCACTTCTCGACGATCGACTCCATGAAGCCCAGCGACTGCTGGTAGAGGAACCCTCCCTGGTCGGCCCAGAGCTTGAGCATGCGGGCGTCGTACTCGGCCCAGGTCTCGAAGATCGCCATCGACTCCTGGATCTGGGCGGTCTGACCGCGGCTGACCTGCACCGGGCTGTTGAGCTGACGGGTGTAGGTGGTCGGCAGGCCGGTGCGCTGCGTGATGACGTGGCCGGTGGGCAGGTTGCCCTCCAGCACCACGGCGTCCTGCATCGCCTCGTTCGACTGATTCAGGAGCTCGGCGATGACCGCCGGTCCGAAGTCAGGAGCGCGGGTCTTGGCCCAGCTGATGAGATCGTAGACTGCGGTGGCGGTGGTACCGGCCATGGTAGACTCCCAGCCCCGAATTACCGGGGAAATTGGAGGATGCGCGGATCAGGAAAGAGCTATCGCGGGCCGTATCCGAGCGCCGCGGCGGCCTCGGCCTGGTTGGTGGGCGCCGCTTTGGCCGGCGCGGCGGAACCGCGATGGATCACGTCTTCGCGCGGGATGAAGCGCGCGAGGTCGTTCAGGATCTGGAGGAAGGTGGGGTTGTTGGCGAACGCGCTCTTGGCGACCGCCTGGCGCTGTTCGGGCGTCAGTGTGGTGGCGGACAGTACCGCCTTCACGTTGGCCATGGTCTGCGGCAGGTTCGCGCCGCCGATGACCGGGTGCGCCTTGGTCTGCTGCGCCCACAGTGCGGCGGTGGCGTTGACCTCGGCGACGCGCAGGGCGTTCTGTTCGACAGCGAACGCCTGGGCCTTGTCCTGGGGCAGCGACAGTCCGCGGGCGATCTTGGTCAGTCCGTCGAGCTCGCTGGCGGTCAGGATGCCGTTCTCGATCGGGGCGATCTTGTAGTCCGGCAGCGGCGCGGGGGCGGCCGCAGGAGCCGGGGCGGCAGCGGGCGGCGCAGCCGGATCAGGCGCGGGGGCGGCTTCTTCGAGCAGGGTGGTGAACCCGGGCTTGGGCGCGGCGGCGGCGGGGGCCGGCGTTGGCGCCCCGGCAGCGGGTGCAGCCGGCGCCGGCGCAGGAGCGTTGACCGGAGCGGGCGCACTGACCACCGCTGCCGGGGCCGCGGGTGCCGCCGGCGGTGTCTGCGATACGAGGGGCGGAACGACTGCGCCTCCCGGACCAGCGGGGGGCATGAGTGGTACGCTCGTCGGAGCAGGAGCCGGGTCGGGCATGGCCGGACTCTATGCGTGTTCCGTCTCCATGTCAAGACATCCATGCAAAGATCACATGGGACGCGGTGCTGGCTGCCCCTGCATCGAGTTCAGCAGCCACTGCTCCTCCTCCTCCTCGATGCGCTTCTTGCGCTCGGCGTGCTTGATCAGTTCCTTCGCCCAGGCGTCGTCGCCGGACTTGGTGATCAGCTTGACGATCTTCAGTGCGAGCGAGCGCTGGCCCTGATCGAAGTCGCTGAGCTGGGCGTCCTGATGGATGCCGCCCCAGCTGATGATCGTCATCAGCAGTGCTGATCCCGCTTCGGTGGCGAGCGTGGCGGACACCCATTCGGTCAGTCGCTGATCGCTGAGGTCGGCGACGCGCGCGGCGAGCGTTCCGCTGCGCGGGCCAGGGATCTGCGCGCCAGGCGGCAGGAACGGATTGGGCGGGAGTTCGGGCATGGTCAGATCCTCCCGACTTGTTCAGCGCGCAGGCGATCGGCTTCCTTGAGCTTCCCGGCCTCGAAGCACTGCGCGCGCATGGCGAAGGCTTCGACGGGATCGCCGGCGCCAGGCAGCTCGTAGACGAACTGATGCGGCACCTGCTGGGGATCCAGGCATGCACCGGCGCGCGACTGACAGCGGCGGCAGCGGCCGCACGGCACTTCGCGGCCCATCACGCCCAGCGCGGCATACCACACCTTGGCGCCGAGCATCCCGACGAGCTGACCGCCAGCGATGCACGCGGTGCGCTCCAGGATCGGACCGCCGATCGAGCCATGGATGATGCGTTCATAGAACGCTGATTCCACCGATGAATCAGGCTGGTTTGTCGGCTTCGTGGGCTGCGCTGCGGGTGCGTCGGACATGGGTCGGCTCCATCAGGTCCAGGATCTGGTCAGCATACGCTGACGCCGCTGTGAACATGTCGCATCGATGGGCGATGTCCAGTCGTTTCCGCAGACGGTCAATCAGGACCGCGCGTTCGTCGAGCGAGGGGAAGCACTGTGCCGGTTCCACTGGAACCTACTGTCCGCCGGCGAGCTGCGGCGCGACCTTCTCCAGCAGGTTCGTGCCGCCCGAGGTCGGCGTCTGCGCCGCGGTCTGTGCGGCCTGCGCGAGCTTCTGGGCGTTGTCGGCCACCTCAGCCTGCTGCTGCTGCTGAGCGCGCGCCTGTCGAACCTGGCTGACCTGGGCCTTGGTGCGCATCATAGCGTTGGGCACGTTCGCCAGGCGGCCGACGATGCGGATGGTCTCGTCGACATCGATGTTGTCCATCGTGCCCTGCGCCAGCGCGGCCTCGCTGCCGGCGATCTGTAGCACGGTCTGGATGTTGTTGATGCCCACCATCTCGGCGGCGCTGCCCAGGATGCTCTTGAAGGTCGGGCGGAAGCCGTAGAGCATGCCGCCGTACTGATCCTGGAGCGCTTTGGGCATCGGCGGGATGCGACCTGGAATGCGGCTGATGATGCGGAAGATGCGCATCACAGCGGGCGCCAGCGACTCGTTGATGTTGCGCTCGACGACCGGGCCGAGCACTTGCAGCTTCTCCTGCATCTTGGCCCGGATCTCCTCGGCGGTGATCTCGCGGCGGTCGCTCTCCATGAAGGTCTGGAAGACGTTCACGAACAGCAGGTCTTTGATGCGCGCCTCGATGCGCTCGATCATCTTGATGCCGGCGTCGACCTTGAAATCGATCTGGTACGCCGGCGCGAACACGCCCTTGGTGTCGCGCGCGTCGACGAAGCTGATCTCGCCCGGCAGCGTGGTCAGTCGGCGCGGGTCGAGCACTGACGACGCCAGCATCGGCGGATTCAGCTCTTTCTCGGCGGCTTGCGCCAGGCGCTCCTCCCAGCACTGGAGCGACATGTTCGAGCCCAGGCAGTCCATCGCCGGCGATTCGCCATAGATGTTCTCGCCAATGACGTCCCAGCGGCCGACGATGATCGGCGACTCCATGAACTGACCGATGTGCAGCAGGCCGACCTTGGCGTTGTAGTCGCCGATCTCGTACCACAGCGACAGCCATTCCTTGGTCGGTTCGCCGGTGTTCGACTGATCGAAGTAGTTCCCGCGGCAGATCACATGGCAGACCGGGACGTAGGTTTCCTGCACGCCGCCTGACGTCGACTCCTTGTAGTTCTTGACCGCCGGGCTGACGGTGTCAGGGCCGAACTTCTCCATGAGCTCGCGTGCGGTCATCGACATCTCGCGGATGATCAGATCGACGCGATCGACTGAATCGACGGCGAGCGTGTAGCTCATGTTCGGGAAGCTCTTGCAGACGATGTCAGTCTGCGCGTCCTGCTCGATCGAGAAGGCGTCAGTACCGTACAGTGCCTTGGCCTTGTAGTGCTTCAGCAGCGTGTCGTAGAAGTTCGACTTCAGCATCGTCTTGCGGATCTCGTCGTCGACCCGCTCGAACCACTGGCGCACGTCCGGCTGCATGTCGCACTCGCGGTTCTCGCAGTGCATGCTGAACCAGAACCGCGTCTGATTGGACATGCCGGTCAGCATGCCGCTGGCCAGGATGTGTAGGCTGTGGATGCCCACTTCGTTGATGATCTTGAAGTCCTGGCGCCCGCCGTAGTTGACCTGGCTGGGGTCGATGCGGCCGTCGCGCGGCGCGAAGAATGCGCGGAGCTGGTAATACTGCGAGTCCCAGGTCGCGCGGACGCCCTTCTGCTGGAAGCGCAGGGATTCCAGGTAGGCGCGCACTTCCGGGCCGTTCATCAGATCGATGACGGAGCCCTTCTGATTCAGGGCGCGCTTGGGCAGCGGTTTGCTGTTGAGCTGGCGCATAAATCAGGCGCCCAAAAGTTGCTTGAGTGAGCCCATCGAACTGTCGCCGAATCCCTTGGCCGGATCATTGGTGATCGTGCCGCCGGCGCTCGCCGCCTGCTGCTCGCCCTGCTGCACCTGGTTCGCGGTGGACTGGCTTTCCGGCAGGTCGATCTTCTGGCTCTCGGCGAGCTGTGCGGCCGCGACCTCGTTGGCGCGATTGCCGGCGTCTTCCGCGGCGGCGCGCTGACGGTTCACTGAGTATCCGGTGGCACCGGCACCGATGAGCGCGGCGGCGATGGGGGCGCTGATGGCCATGATCAACCCCCGTCCAGGCGCTTCGACCACACCTCATCGACGTGCGCAAGACCGATGCGCCGGTAGAGCGGTCCCAAGTTCAAGTCCGCCTTAGCCTTGCAATGATGGTAGACCGCTGTGACGCCGGCGGCCTTCAGCGACTCATGCGCGAATTGCATGAGTCCGATGCCGATCCGTGCGCCGCGTGCATTCTTCTCGACGAACAGCACGTCCTCCTGGGCGAACAGGGCTGACTTGTAGTGGAGGCTGCGCGACAGGAAGAACGCCTCGTAGCCGACCAGGACGCCGTCGATGCGCGCGGTGTAGACGCGCAGGTTCCCATTCTCGGCGATCTTCTGGTACTGCTCCCACCACACGTCGAGCGGGAAGTCGTAGTGCGCCACCTCGGCGTAGTGCGCCTGCAACAGCGGCATCAGCTCGGCGATCAGCGCCGGACTGATGCGATCCGCCATGAAGGCGACCGTGGTGCCCTGCGCCAGCATCGCGTCAGATCCCGTACGTGCCGATGGTGCCGTAGGACAGGAGGGTCGTCGCGGTGCCGTTGGTGAAGGCGCTACAGTTCACCCGGATGCCATGCACGTTGGCCTTGGTCTTCCAGAGGAAGCCGTGGTGCTTGTTGTAGGGGGCCGAGGCCGGGATGGTCAGGCTGTAGGTGAAGATCGTCACCCACGAGCCCGATCCCCACGCCTGTTCCTGGAACTGCACAGTGGCCGATCCGCCGCTGGCGGTGTCGTACAGGCGCGTGCGCACCTTGAGGTACCACGGGAAGTGGTCCTGGTTGGGGTGCGCCACGTTGCCGCCGTAGCGGCGACCGAGCGCGAAGAAGAAGGCGTTCCCGGCGCCAGTGGCGGTGGTCTCGCCCTGGAACTCGAAGTCGACTGGGGTTTGCGGCATCGCTGCGTCTCCCTGGTTGGCGAGAGCCTAGCGAGGAGATCCATGCACGCAAGGCATGGATGGGAAGTCGATCTATTCGCTCAGTGACGATGCTATGGTCGCCGCCTGGTAGATCAGCGATGTGTCGCATGTCGGCATGGGAGGCGACGGCGCACTCGGCGGTATCAGTGGTGCCGGTGCGGCATCAGACGGCCACTGCGGCGGCCCGTCGGTCTTGATCCAGTTCTCCAGATCGTAGATGTCGGCGTTGCTCATCGGCGCAATCCATGCTGTGGGGTGGTGTTGATCGGGCGCACGCGCGCCAGGGGGTCGAAGCGCTGCGGCGGATACGCAAGGTCATCGAGCTGGCGCGACAGTCCTTCGGGGCGGACTTCGGCGGCGAAGGTGCAGGCGAGGGCGTCGCCGAAGTCCGGGGACGCCAGGCCGCGGGACTTCATGTCGTCCTTCGACTCCAGCACGATCTGACCCTTGTTGTTGTGCTCATAGGTCGGCGCGGTCAGATCGTCGATCAGTCGACTGACGCGCGGGAGCTGCAGGTTGGACTTGATGGCCTGGGCCATCAGATACCACATTTCAGCGCGCTTGTTCAGGTACTGTGCCACGTCATTGGCCTGTCCGCCGAACTGCACTTCGATGACGCGGTGGCCGAGCTGCTTCAGCCGATCGATCACGCCGGCGCCGTAGCCGCCAGTGCCGTCGACCAGCACGGCGTCCGGCGACCATTCGTTGATGTGGCGGGCGACGCGGTCAGCGACGGTCATAGCGTTGGGGATCTGCATCTCCTCGAACTGCCACACCATCAGTCCTTGGCGGCGGACGATGACTGACGAGTCGTCGCCCTGGCGCGCGACGTCGACGCCCAGCACTTTCGCGGCGTGCTCGAAGTCGCCGCGCTGGTACGAGCGTTTCATCGCGGCTTCGACTTCGGACAGCGACAGCAGGATGTCGCCGGCGGCGGCGTCGAAGTCGCACAGGAACTCTCTACGAAACTTCTCGGGCGGCGTGTCACGCAGCAGCGCGGCGACTTCGGAGTCCGGCAGCGCCTTGGTCTCGTAGATGGTGAAGCGGTGGCGCGCCCAGTCCTGCTTGGACTCGGAGCCGAACCACAGGCGCGAGAGCCAGTTCGTGCCCTTCGGCGTGCCCAGGAACAGCGCCCAGCCCTGGTGATCAGCGAGCTGCGGACGCAGGATCGAGTCCCAGACGTCTTCGCTGATCTGTCCGACCTCGTCCAGGACAGCGCCGTCGATGTAGCCGCCGCGCAGACTGTCGGGCTCCTGGGCACCGTAGAGCTTCACTTCAGCGCCGTTGGGCAGCGTGATCGACAGATCGGACTCGCTGATCTTGGTGCCCGGGATCAGTCCGGCGTAGTGCTTCAGGTAGTGCCAGGCGTTGCGGCGCGACTGCTTCAGCTCGTTGCTGATGAACATGTAGCGCGCGCTGCGCACCTTCGCGTTGAGAGCGCGGTGGATCAGCGCGATGATCGCCAGCAGCGTCTTGCCGGACCGGCGGTGGCAGACCAGCACGACCCAGCGGTGCGTCTGCATCGACTTCCACACTGGAAGCTGCCAGGCACGCGGGACGAAGCCGAGGTCGATGTTGGGCACGTCAGACCTTGTGCGTGCCTTCGACGCCGCGGGCCATGCGCTCTTTGGTGCGCGACTGGAGCGCGAGCTGCGCCACGCCGAGCGAGCTCAGGGCGGTGGCGTTGTAGTCGTTCGCGTACGGTCCGGCCTGGAACGCCATCAGTCGGTCCATCAGTATGGCGATCAGAGCTTCGTGCGTGATCCCGTTGACGCCGTTGCCATCGGCATTGATTGGGCCGTTCTGGAACATCAGGCGGCACAGGACGCGCGGCTGACCGGGGTGGCCGTCGCGCAGCGGATCGTCCACGTCGTCGAGCGAGATGGTGTATTCGTGGTTGGCGCCGCCCGGGCCAGGTTCGTCGTGGACGGTGATCTTCAGCCGGTCGTTCGCGGGATTGACTACGTGGGAAGTGATGGTGCGCATGAGGTCTCCGTGGATGGTTTGCCGTAGTTCATCTCGAACAGCTTCTCAGCCGCCTCGCGGGACATGCCGTGCCGGACGTTCATGTCGATGATATATTCACGGGCCTCGGGCGACATCGTCGCGGGATCCGGCGTGGTCGGCGTCAACTCGCCGCGTTGCGGGCGCGCGTGCAGCCACTTGTCGACGGTGACCGTCTTGAACGCCTCAAGCTTGTCGAGGCGCTTGCGTATGGCGTCGAACGCGCGGCCGCCCATCCACGCGATCAGCAGGTTGTTGATGGTCACGATGACGAGCGTGGTGGCGATCACGTCCGGCAGATTCATGGCTTGCCTTCCTTCTTCTTCGCGGCCTTGCGGACGCGGCGGCGGTATTCGCGCCAGTACTTGGCACGCGGGTGGGTGCTGCTCAGTTGGTTGC